TTTCATTTGAACACGAGTATTGCCATTTCCAGCGTATAAACCTTCTGTTGAACTAATTGTAAAACCACCGATAACACCACACAAGGCACAAATGGTACCTGTCATGTTGACATTACCATTAACAGCATTTATATTAAATGTATTTGTTGCACCATTCCAAGCTTGAAAACCAATACTATTAAATACAATTCCACTTATTACTCCATTACCAGCATTTAACGCTGTTCTAAAGTCTTTAGCAATTATCTGTTCTGAAGTTGTAATATCAGCATTACCAACTCGTAAAGGATTAACGCTAGAACTATAAGTACTTTGTGAAGAAGCATTACCAGTCTTATCTACAGCAATAGCTGAATAACTTCTGGCTTCATAATTAGGATCATGTTCATTATCATTAAATAATTGTGTAGTCCATCTATCTTCTATTAGTTCTTCACTACCAGAACCAATTTTTCTATAAATTTTAAAATGGGAAAAATCATCAGGTATACCACCAGTAACATCTAAGTAAATTGTAACACCACCAGTTGTCGGTACAATACTACTAATTATAGGTACACCGGGTGCAATTTGATCAGCAGTTATTGTTAAATATGCTTCGGTATTGGGTTGTCCATAATAATGTTTATCACCACTTTCTATACCCAAATCACTCATTAACCCGGTATGACTAATTGATACAGCTCTAAAATTATAATTTCCAGAATTTAATCCTTGCCAAATAATATCTAAGTTTTCATCTATTGTACTACCAATAGCTTTAAATGAACTTTCTGGCTCTGTGTTTAATTTGTAAAACACAGCAATTTGCATAACATTGTTTATTGGTTTTACAAACTGAAAATTAAGTCTAGTTTGTGTGGTTCCATCTGACAAAATATCATTATATAATGTCAAACTTGTCATTTCTGGTTTATTTGGTTTTGTATAAGCAGAATATGGATTCTGTTCTGGTGAAGATGCTGGTGTTATAGGTGTATAAGTGTACACAGATGAATCATATTCTCTGGCATCAATTATTGTGTGTTCTTCTGTTTTTTCTATTTGTTCAATAAGGAAAGTCTTAGCAGACCAACCATATTTACCAGCGGTTATTGTTATAAGATTACCAGCGTCTAATGTAGATGGTATTCCATTTTCTACCGTAAGTTTTACTCTTTTAAGTTGTAAAATACCTTTTTTAAAATAATATTGAGCTAATTTATGTGCCGTGTGATCATCAGAGATCAATCTGAATTCTATTTCAGAAGTATTCCATTTACCAATTCTTGTTGCATGTGTAGAATTAATTAAATTTGTATCGCCAAGTGGTGATTCTTCGTTCACAGCAGGTTTTTTTCTAAATTTACCACTTTCTGCCTCTAAATCATAACTGAGCTTCATTCTATTAATCTGTGCTTCTAATTCTGGTTCAGTCCAAGGTTCAACAAAACAATTATAACCATTTTCACCACTTTCATCAAAAGCAGCAGCAACAGTATCCCGAGAACTATCTATTGTAAGTTTTATTTTTCCATCTTCTTCATATAATATACCTCTACAACTTCTTAATAGTTCATCAAGCCATATACCAAAATTCTGTTTCTGATTAATGGTTCCATCTATATAAAAAGCTTGCGTAGCACATTCTGCTATTGCACTTGAAAAATCAACATCACCAGAGTTAATACCAAGACCATAACCTTCGTATTCAGTTGTTGGTTTTGTAAGTATATTATAGATTATCTGGGCAGGATTTCTTTCAGGTGCAGAATCTACAGAATTTTGAATACCCTGAATATCAGCATAAACTTGTGCAGTAGCACCATCTGTTAATAAAGGTACTGCTGGTGTTCCATCATCTTCATAGTAGAATTCTACATAGGAAAATCCGGGCCAATCACTTTCTATTCCATCAACAATTTCAGGACTACCACTAGAACCAGTGCCACGATAAATACGAACCTTAATATTACGTGAATCATTTGTTGGTTTGTAACCATTTATACCACTAGCCTCATCATACACTATTTCTTTATTGAAATAGACTTTAGAAACTTTGTATATCGGGCCAGAACCAACCATGAATTGTGATAAAGCAAGATTTATCCAAGCCAAAGGAAAACGGTAAACATAACCAAAATGAATAGGTACAGCGTTCCAAGATTCATTTATCCCATTTTCTGAATAATAGTCATAAGCTATTTGTGCATCTGGAAATGGAGTATCTAAATATTCATATCCTATTTCACGAAGTGTTAGTCTTATTGTACTTCCATAAGAATCAATCTTATTAACACGACCAACAAACTTCTTTGTTACGTTTGAACCATCATCATAATACAAAGTAAATTTCTGATTTAAAAGTCCATAATTTGTCTGTAAAGTATCAAAATAATTATCATGATTACCAAGCTCTATATTTATAGTTCTAATTCTATTTCCAGTATTTTCGCTCATCTGGAAATAACGAATTAATGAAAAACTATCTACAATCCTTGGTTCCCAGTATTTATTATCATAGTCTAATGGTTCAGACGCAAAATAATAATCAACTGAACCTATTGTAGTATGAATTCTAAGCATGATTTCCACCTTAAACGATTTCTTCTATAACAAATGGTAAAGTTTGTATATTAGCCATTTGATAAGATTTTGAATATTCTTTAACTGATTGTACCAAAAAACATTGAGAAGAATCAGCAGTATAATCTAAATATAACACAAATGGTTTATATGTTAAACGCATTTTAACAATTTCATCTGTTTTTACATTATCAAGTACACCATTAAACGCACGCCTTGTTCTACCAAGCTTTTCTGTACTTATATAACCAGACTTAAACTCAGTTATGGCCATTTTTGGAATATATGTAACCTGAAAACCTGCTTTAGGATTCCATACTTCAATTGCTGTTCCAATAAGAACATTTCCTATTTTAAAATATGTTGTTTCAAATAATGGTGTTTGTGTTGGTATTGTAATTTTTATATATCTATAAGTTCCACTAAGATTAACCCATTTATGAATATAGTTTTCATCATAGATTTCGTCTTTTGTCATACCTGTAATAGATTCTATTGTTGTATAATTTACATCATCTACACTAATAGCCACAGTACAGGCAGCAAAATTTATTCTATTTAAAAATAAAGAATTATAGCTAACATTAGTACCAAAATCTAATTTTACCCAAGATTCTGTAATTACTGTACTTTTCCAACTTTTTACAGGTTCTATTGATTTTAAATTACTAACAGGAAAAGAAGCATTAGCTGATGAGGCAGTTATTGTAATTGTATCATTAGAATCAGTTGGTCTATAGTCAAATATTATTTTCATAAATTATCACCTGATTCCCAACATTTTCTTTTTAAATTCTTCAATAAGTGCAATTGCACTTGGATCATTGGTTTTAGCAGCGGATATCATTTTATCTAACATTTTCTGAGCATCACGACTAGAACCAACATCCATAAAAATTATATCACCTTTTTGTGTAGTTCGTTCTTCTGCCACTCTCATTTTCATTGTTTCTTCTATTTTATTAAATATATCTTCCATTTTACATTGAGCTTCTTTTGCTTTTTCTTTCATCTTCTGAGCATTTTCTATCATCAAATTAAACAGATCAGATTGAGCAGCAAACCAGTCATCAGATTCACGTTCGGCATTATTTATCCTATTAAGAATTGTTTCTTTTTGATAATCAAACCACATTTGATATGGGTCTTGAAAGTTACCACCAAGATTATAGTTTTCTTTTGTGAATAACATATCATTAATACGATATTTTTCTATATTAGGAATCAAATTTAACTGCTTTCTTACATCTTTCATTTCTGGCATATTAAGCACTTCGTTTACAATACTAAAATCATTCATATCTTTGATTGTAGTAAGAATATCACCTTTTAAATTAGCTTTATTCGCAGCTAATTTTATATTATCATATAGAGTTAAGGCTACTTCATTAAAACCACGATTTATATAATATTTAAAATTATTTACAAGATAATCATCTTCTGATATTAAACCAGCATCCATAAACGAATTAATATTGTTAGCAAGATCAAGATAAAATTTTGATAAACTTTCACCTATTTCTAAATAAGCTTTATCTTTTTCATCATATGTCATGTAAACATCATTCATTAAATTATTAAAAGATTGATATAACAATGAATATTGTTCTTTTATACTATTATCAACACTGGTTAAAGCATCAACAGCAGCTTGTTTGTTTTTGTTGATATTCGTTTCTGCTTGATATTGAACAAGAGTTTTTTCAATTTCTTTATTAATATTTTCAATAACTTCAGAAACAGTCATATTATAGCCTTTGACCATTTCTTCTACTGCAATTTTATAATTTATTTGACCTATAGGAGTAGTACCTTTGGGTATATTGTTTTTATAAAATTCTGGATTAACCCATTGTGTATCTATTACTTTACCACCTATATCAGATATTCGTTTCAATTCCGAATTAAACCAATCGCGATATTTTTCTTCAACGGATACATCATCTCCCGTATATTTTGATTGATAATATTGGTCGTAAAATTTACCACTACCAACCATTATACTAGAAGCACCACCAATACTCATATAGTGGTCATTTATATTACCCTTTTGCAAATTTTCAATTGCTCTTATTCTTTCTACATAACTTTCAAGAGAACTTAATTGTTTAATTTGAAGATTGGGACGTATACCTTTTGGTAATTTTGAATAGTCTGGTATACCAGTATTACTAATTATACGATTTGAAGGTAGTTTGCTTAAATCACCACCCATCATATAAATAGATTTAAGACCATTATTTATACTTACTTGTGCTTGTTTACTAATTTCTTTTAAATTATCAGCAAGTTCTTTCTCTGATCGCATTAAACTTAACTTTGCGTCATACCATTCTATGGTTCCATTTTCATAAGCTTTTAATTTATCTCGTTCAATTTCAATATTAGTTTTCATCATAGCTATTTGATTTTCGCCATTCCATTGAGCATAAGCGAGATATTCCATTTGTTTATAACCAGTTTCTTTTTCAAGTTTAACTATTTCACTCTGTAATTGTTTGTTTTCATACTGAGCATTGAGTAAGTTATCACGCCATTCATCTATTTTTGCTAATTTATCTGGATCAGCATAATCACCAGACGTATAATAATTATATTGTTTCTGGATAATATCAAGTTTGTTCTTATCTAATTCATTTTGCATTTTAAGTGATTTAAGCTGATTAATTTCTGCAAGTTTATTAATTTCAAACATTTTATTATAATGTTCTTTGCCAGATATTAATAAAAGTTCAAAATATTTTTTAAGACTATTTATGTAAGCATAAGGATCAGTATTAGCATGTTTTTCTTTTGGGCCTTTAAACCAACCATCACCAGATGACCATGTAGAATAACCAATTCCGGGGAAATTATAACCCATTATACTATTTGTTATAGATGAACCACTCATGTAATAATTAAGTGCATCTGTTTCTTGTCTATTTACAAGTTGATTTCTTCTATCAGACCACAGAGTATAAGAGTCTTGTGCAGCTTTAGTTTTATCTTTAGTACCCCCAAATAAACGACCGGGTTGTGTTAAAAACGCACCAATAGCAGCAGTAGTTAATAATGGGGTTTGATATGCTTTAATAAACTTTTTAACTGGATTCAATGCGCCAAGAATACCACTTCCTTTGGTACCAGCAACCGCACCAGCAACACCAGCCCTTGTCAAACTTGTAAGATCAATTCCACCAGTAGCACCCACTATACCAGTGCCTATATTCATCATCTGTGCTACGGTATTTTTATTTGCACCACCGGCAACACTAGGAATGGCAAAATTACCTAACATACCACTAAATATACCACCAATACTACCATTTGAACCACCACCAAGAACAGAACTCAAAATACTACTTATACCACTAACACCAGAAGCTTTACCAGTAATACCACCTTGAATGTCAATACCAAGAACCAGTTTTGTAGCAGACATAGCGAGCATTTTAGCTATAATACCAAGAATTGTATTTTTAACAACATTCCATAAATTTTTAAACATATTACCAATTGATGATATACCTTTTGTCATAACATCAAAGAAACCAGTTTCAAATGTAGATGTAAGATTATCATTAAGTTGTTTACCAGTTTCATACATCAGTTGACTAGTTTTAAGCCATTCTGATTGTGATTCTAATATACCAGCAATAAACACATCAGAAAATCCACCAGTAGGTGTTTGGCCTTCTTTTAAGAAGTCTTTGTATTTAGTAAAAGCAGCGTCACGCATTTCTTTTGATGAACTTGTGATATATTCAGACCAGTTGGGTTCTAATTGTTTTATAGAAGTCATTTTCTGTACAAGAGCTATTTCATCTTTAATAGATTCAATTCGTTTCCATCGTTCTTTGTTTTCATCTCTAAGAGCTATAGACATTTCTATGTATTTTTTTTTCAATGATTTAATAGCGTCTGTATCGCTTTCTTTTATAAAATCAACAGCAGCTTTTTCTATTGATTCTTTTGTTATGTAAATTTTAGAAAGTAAATTTCTAAGATCATCGTTAAATGATTTAAGTTCGTTTGTTTTTAATTCGCTATCAATAATAGCTTTAGAAGCAGATTCGGAAGCCACAATCATTGATAATTCTACTTCTAATTCTTCTGCTGATCGTTTTGCTAAATCAATAAGACTGTATGATTTTTTACGTAAACTATCTTTCCATACTTGTGTAGATATAGATTCAATCCTTGCAATTTCTTTATTTGTATTTTCATCTATTATAAATGGTAAATCATATATACTTTTTAGCTGTTTTATTATTTTTGGTGCAGATGTTAATGCTATATCAACAATATTATTATCTTTTGATTGCATAGCAGTATCTACAAATTCTTTGCTTATTGTATTTAATGTTATAGATAAATAACCAATATCTTTTATCTTTTGTTTAAACATATTTGCTGTTTTTTTTATATCTTCTATTTTATTTATACCAAATTTAGATACGTTATCTTCTTCAAAAGATTTATAAAATTTGTCTATATCATCAAAAACGCCACCATCTTTAAGTATATCTGCAAACTGTTCATAGTTGTCTATAGTCTGTTTAAATGCTTCCAATGGTTGCTGAACAAATAATTTTAATTCTATTAAAGATTCGTATGGTTGTTTAAATGTTCTAGGTTCTATATTTTGAGAACCTTTATCTATTTCATCTTTGAATATTTTATTAGCATTTGATAATATATTATCAATATTACCAATAAATCCAAGATTATCTGTAATAAATTGCTGTTCTTTTCCTATATAGTCTTTTATTTCAACGTGAAGAACAGCAAATTCATTACCTTTGCCTTTCTTTTTAAGTTTTGGGTCTTGGCCAATCTTATTCATTAACTCGTCTGATAATTTACGTTGTTTTCCTTCTTCTAATATTACATTCTGAATCATATTAGAAGCTTTGAGATCTTTTATAAGTTTTACAAAAGATTCTGATTCTAATACCTGTGTTGATAATGGTTCTCCATTGAGCTTTAATTGATAATCAATTGCCTTACCAACACTATGAGCAGAACCAGTATCTCCTTTACGATAGCCACTTGTCATTATAGGTTCATAACCAGCATTTTTAAATATATCAACCAATCTAGCACCAGCTATTTTTGTTTCTCTAGTTAAACCACTAATAGCATCTGGTCTTGATTTAATCAATTCTTTGGCTATCAATTTAAGTTGAGCTTCACCATCAGCTTCCATAGGTTTTAAATATTCTTTAACAGTATCAAACACACCAATACCTGAATTTTTTAAAGATTCCATGGATTTAGTTATTTTGTCTATGTATAAATTCAAATCAAGTTGATCAAATGTTTTAGATGAATTGTTTAATTTTTCAGCTATTTTTATTAAAATATCTTTTGATTTATCAATGTTATCAAACACAGCAGATATTTTTTTCTCAGAAAATAATAATTCTGTTTCTCTGGCTCTCAATTTTGGTATATCTTTTTCAGAAACATTAGCATAATGATTCCTTATAAAATCTAATTCACTGTGTATTATATTTAAAAGAGATTTTTTAACTTTTGGGTTTGTACCAATTGTAACAAGAAAATCTGCGTTTTGATATTTTTTAGCAACTATATCTTCTTTTAATCCTGTTGATTTTGAAATTGTAGAAATTATAGTTTTATTGTCTATAGAAGAAATTGCATCTTTAAAATTACCTAAAAGACTAGACAGTTTTGATTCTAATTTAGATACTGTTTCTTTTCCAGTAAGCCAAGCCCACATTTTATAAAATGTAGTACCTTCTATAGACTTATCTATACTTGCAAATATAATTTTTACAGTATCCGATAAAAGCATAATAGAAGCAATTGCTAATGTTATTTTTCCTGCTATACTTGCTATAGTTTTTAGCCCACTAAGACCTAACATATTCATCATTTCTATTGCTGTCTTTAAAGACATACTAAAACCAAGTAATATATTAATAATATTACCCGGCCCAAATAAGAATGAATAAAGTACACCACGTTTTATAATATCACTTGTACCAAGACCAACAAGTTTGTCAACAATAGGAAATAATGTATTATTTAAAACATCTGCTACTAATTTTAAATCTGCTTTTACTCCTTTAAACAATTTTACAGATTCTTCATAAACACTTTCAAACATTTTTTTACTGAATTCCATAGTGTTTTTAATAAAGTTTTTTACATCATTACTCATTATAGTTTTTTGGAATGTTCTATAAGCAGCAGTTATTGTTTCAAAAACATTAGATATATTTTCTGTGATACTTTCAATATTAGGAGTTATTCCTAATAATTTAAGAAGCCCACCAGAATTATCTATTAAAAGATTTTCTGTAGTATCAATTATAGAACTAAGCGAATTTGATATAGATTTAGTAAATTTTTGAAATGTTTGTGTTGATGTAAATAATTCAATTTGTTTTCTTATATTAATAATTTTATCTACAACTTTATCATAAAATCCAGATTGACCAATTGTTTGTTGGAATTTAAACCATTCGCCTTCAATTTTATTAATTTGCACAGAAAATTGTCTTGATGCTTTTTCTAATGATGCTTTGTCATATAAGTTACTAAGATATTTTGATAGGGTTTTCAAGATTGCTTCTGGGTTATTTTTAAATTTAGTTATTGGTGTACCTTTTTCATCAAAAATAAGATTAACCGGTATTTCAAAACGTCTTTGTAATGAGCGTAAATCACCAGATAATGCTTCACGAAAAGAGAACTGAGCACCAGCTATCCCCCATTCTGGTTCTATCTGTGATAATGCCATTATAACTTGATAAGCATCTTTTAAAGTTTCATGTACTTTAGTAGAATCCTGTAACATAGTTCTTAATGGTGTGATAAGAGCAAATGCTTTTGTCGATTGATATACTTCTTCATACGAAATTGGTAACTTTTCTGCAACTTTAAAAGAAGCTTCCATAAGTTTATTAACAGCAGGCATGGTTTTCATCATACCAAGCAGACCTATTTCGAATCCTCTCATTTTATCTGTTGTTGTAATAATACCAAGACCAAATGATTTTATTGCAATACTTAAACCAGTAAATGCAGCAACACCACTAACACCAATACCAATTATTAATTTACTAAAAGTTTTAATATATGTTAATATATTCTTAAATGCATTATAAACACCTTCAAACATTTTAATATAAGTCGTTTTGAAATTTGAACTATTTACAAAAAATTCATTCATTTTGTTTTTAATTCTATCAAATGTACCACTTTGAACAACGTTAAAACTTTGTTTTACTATTCTTTGTTCATTTTTATAAATTTTTTCCTGATAATCCATGTAATTTTTTGCAGCTTGTACTCCAAGCTTAATATTATCCATTAGTGCCTTTTTCTTAGCATTTTCTATTTTTAAATCACCTTGATACATTTTTTCTTGTGTTTTCCAGTAATTTGAAGCACGTAAATTATCAAGCTTAATAGCACTCATGAGAGTATCTTTTGACTGTTTTGTATAATAATCCTTCATATCTTGCATTACATTTCGGTTTCCCTTATTTATAATGCTGTCATTTATAAATCCTTTTATATTACCTGAACCAAGATTTGTTACTTTTTTTACTGCTTCTTTTACTCTTTTTTCCAATTTATTAAGTTCTTTTATTTGTTTTCTTTCTATATCACCATAGTATTTAGCCATAGACTGCAAAGCAGCAGACTTTTGTACATTAAATTGTTCGTTGATTAGTTCTAATGGACTTTTCATCTTTTTAACTACAGTTATTATATTTTTATTTATAATATCTATAGATTTTTTTGTTTTTTCCATTTCTTTTGCTATATATAAATCTTGTTCTAATGCCATTTTTGTAGCAATATTTTGTTCTGGTGTTAATATTTTAAAATTAATTAAATTAGGTTCCTGTCTAAAAAATTTATTACCAGAAAATGAACGATAATCTTTTGCTGATAAATATTTTGCACCGAATGGTGCAGCAGCACCGGCAGCAATCTTAGCTATATTACTTTTACTTTTTTCTGTCTGACTTATTGTTTGTTTTTCCAATGATTGAATGTGTTTAATCATTGTGTTTACTATTTTACCAAACTCAACATCGTTTGTTTTCTGTACTTGTGCTGCAACAGTTGTCATTGTAGATTTAAATTCATTACTAATTGTTGTAGCCATATTTTTAAATTCAGTTCTAAAAAAAGAACTAATTGTTGTATTTGAGCCTGTCTTACCAAAAAAAGCCATTCTTATTTTCGATTGAATACCTTTTCCAGCTTCTTCAATCTTGCTTTCAAGAGATTTAAATGACTTAGCCATATTTTTAAGTTGTGTATCAACCATTTTAAATGATTCAGCATCTAACTTTAACTTCAGATAAAATTCTGTTATTTTCTTTTCAGCCATTTTATTAACTCCTAAAAGCATAAGATAGAGATACATATTTAATGTATCTCTATTTATTAGTTTTGGTTGTCCTTTTGTTTACTAAGTCACTAGCAGCAGCTTTCAAACGAATATGATCTATTATTTGAATTTTTTCAAATATTTCACGTCTTTCGTATGTATCAATAATACCATAAATATCGAAAAGTGCCAAGATAGATTGAAAAATTATTCCAATCGGCTGACCCATACCAGCCATTATCTGTTGATGAGCACATTTCTGATATAAATCGAATATATATCCATTTCTAACTGTTAATGTAGGTTTACCAAATGGACATTCATATGATAATATGCAAGGTGGTTGATCATTTGGGTATTTATCTGGATTGGTTTTATGTTTAAATTTGTAATGTTCTTCACAATCTTTACAACTACCTCTACCGGGTGTAAACAACCACTCTGCAAAATCAATTAGTTTTTTATTTCGGCCTTTTCGATTTCATCTTGAAAGTTTGCTGCATCTTTAATAGAGTCAAAAATCCAACTATCAAGCCCATACATTATTTCTACAAGCTCTGCAAGATTTTCCTGTGAAAATGGATATTCTTCATCTGGATTTACAGAAGAAAGATCCAGAGGAACTTTTGTAGCAAGCCAGCGGTAAGTCATACCTTTCCAGCCTTTTACACAGCGTTCAAAGATAACCTTTTTCATTTTTTCAAAATCAAGATCATCTTCCATCTGTCTTGTATGAGGATTTATAGCTTTCTTGGTGTAAAGAGCAGTAATCTTCTGAAGTTCTGATTTGTGCAAAAATTCCAACTGGAAAAATACACCAAACTTTTCATCAAAAGCTACTTCAGAAACACGATTCTGTTTGATAATACTTTTAAGACCCATAGTTTAACACTCCTAAATGAAAATTGTGGTACAATACTATTCATATTGTACCACAAGTTGTTTTAAAAATCAACAAATAATTAAAATTATTATTCACCTTCCTGAAGCTCAATAGATGCAGAGCTGTTAACGATGGTTACAATGACATCGGTAGCACTGGTAGCATCATATCGTGCTTGGAAAGTGAAATTCAGATTAACACCAGTCGGTGAATCAATAGAAGGACTTTCACCACCAAGTTTAACTTTCGGGAATTGGATTGTGACAGACTCAGTTCCATTATTAAACACATATCTCAGACCACATTCGGTTCCAGCAGTATATAGAGCATAAAGTTCTGTATCTTCAAAAAACATTGAAAAATTACCAGAACAGTTTCTTACACCATATTCTGCTGATTCTCGTTCATCGCTACCAAGAACATAACCATCTGTTTCAATATTGTTTGCAATCTTGATTGAACCTGATACACACTTACCAAGAGCAACCCATGAACCAGTGTGATCGGTTTCGATAGTAACCTGATAACCAGTAAATCCGTTTTTGGTAGGATATATAGCAGTATCAATATCAATTTGTTCTATATTATGAACAGTTTCGGTTTTGCCAATTAAATCCCACGTAACACTGTGAAAACCTTCCTGAACTATATCAATATCCATAGCATTAACACGACAACCAAGATACAGGAAATGTTTATTAATATTTGTGAAACTTTTCTGGATTGAAAGACCTTCCAGAGTATCAACAGAACCTTTAAGAACATGAGTATATGGCCCAGAGCCTGTTGTTAATACTGTTCCTTTACCAAGAAGATGTCTAATAAGAATTTCAAGACCTTCTGGTAAAAAATCAGTAACAATACTACCCTGAACAGCTTTATTACCATCAGCAAGTCCTACAACAGCACGTTGTCTGTTAATAGTTTCAGACTGGAAGGTATTTTTAGAACCACCTAGATTAATCGAACGGTAATTTATACCATGTATAGCTTGGGGAGTTGTATCCATTGTTCCCCATGTAGCTTCCTGCGTAAAAACAACTGCACTTTTTGAACCAGTTCCACGCATAAATTTACTCCTTATATATTACTTTTATTGAACGCATAGACTATTTCCATTGAGAAAACAAACCCACCATAAGGATAAATCATTTCATCTACAGTTTCAATAAGGATTGGCAAAACATAATCACATAATTTACCCAATGTTTCATCTTTTATGATAGCAAGAAAAATATCTTTTTGCAAGCTATTCATTATACTATCTAAATTTGGTGAATTTTCGTTTGCTTTTGTGAAGCAAACAATTTGTATTTTTATTTTATTTTCAAATACTCCACCAGGTAATGCGTTAAATTCTTCTCCTTCATTATTTAATATAATCCAGTTATTAGGTTTATGTAAAATATCATCTTCTGTTATATTGATATATTGACGATCAACATAACCAATATTGTTATTGAAAAAATTAACACCATCGTAAGTGTTAGTTGTTTGAATAGCCTTTAAAATGGATTCAACTCTGTTTAAAATATCTTCCTTTTTTGACATAATATTATACCAATTTTATTTTAAATTTAAAAATTTGTCTTGAATTGTTGAAAACCAATGTTTTATATTATCTTCTATTTGTGAAATAAAATTAAATCCACCAAATGCTGGTATTTGAAGTGGGCCAGTTTTTCTTATTACTTTACCAACAAATGCTCCCTTTTGGCATATCCATACCATTTTTCTTTTACTACCATCTGAAGGTATAGTATAACTACGCCTTCCTCTATTCATTACAGAAAACATACTTTTTGTTGAAAATCGCCAACTATTTGAGCCGTGTGTTTTAACAATTTGTTTATCAGCACCACTATCATCGAATTTATTATGTAATTTGAATAATGTTTCCGTATCAGATTTGGAAATATTTCTTATAGAATAAGAACCAACAACAAATGTATTAAATTTTTTGCCCATTTTTATTTCAAACTCTGAACTATTTTTCATAGTGGTTTTAACTATTTTTCTTATTTTACGATTTATATTCTTTGTATTTACACCGTTAAGAATTCTTTTTGCTTTACTTTGAAAAGATTTTGAATAGCTTAATAAATAATTGAAAAAATTATCTAATCCTTCTATATTCAATTCAAAAAAGTTGAATTTAGACTTAGCCAAGTTTATTCACCTTCTTTTTTATATCATCACAAATAGACTTTAATTCGTCTTTTCTTAAATCATAGGCATTCTGTGGTGTAAATGATGATGATTCTGTTGTATTTCCACGTCTATCAAAGTTAAATACATTTCCATTATTTGCTGAACGATTGTTTTGATACGTTGGGTCATTTTTATAGTAAATAACAAGTGCAATAAGTTCATCTTCAAATATTCTTGGTATTTCATCTATTGTTCTATACCTTGAATACTCATAATAAACAGTTTCTATCGTTGTTGGTGTAGGAATCAAGTCAAATGTATCATTACTTACAATTCTAGCATCTACTGGTTTAATTCTTCGCTGTGTTTCATGTTCATAGATATCTGTAATTTGTTGAGATAAACTGAAACCACCATGTTTTCTGATATCTATTATATCAGAATCACCAAAAGAATTTACAGAATATGGTGAATTATAATATACATTCTCAAGTTTTATAAGATCACTATGGTTAATAGTGTATCTTGTTTGATTTGATATAGTAAATATAGAACTTGTTTCAAGAAATGGATAGAATTCGGATAATTTTCGTATAGCCCTAGCTATGATATTATCAAGATGAGGTACATTAATGGTGTCCATATTATAAAAATCAGATAATAATTGTTTGAATTCATCCATTGTCATAAAACTAACTCCTGTTTTTGTTCAAGGTTGGTAGTCTTTTGTAAGACTACCAACCAAGAAATATATATAATTATTCAAAACACAGGATATTCCAATCATAAGACTGGATAAACCTGTATTCTGGGTCATCATAATGTTTTAATATTTCTTTACATTCAAACAGCTTTAAATTTGCTTCAATTGCTGCATTAATTACTGTTTCATTTGTGTGCATGTGATTAATACCAGATACATTATCATTACCTTTGTTGAAAATAACAAGAATTTTGCCATGATCTGTTATAACACGCTTAAATTCTTTAAAAGTATCAACAAGTTCATTTTTTGGTATATAATTTAAAACATAAGAACAATGAATAAAATCTATGGTTTTATTATCAATATCTGGCATGTGTTGAGCCATAGCATTAACAAATCTAATACCTCTAAATGTTTTACCAACCAAACATTTAGCAACATCAACAGCTACAGACATAACACCCTGCATTTTAAAACCAAAACTAATAGAACCATAAGCAGAACCTACATCTAATATGGTTTTATTTCTAAGATTAAATGCTCTTTGAAAAACACCACAATATGCTTCTTGCCACTTACCATAAGCAGTATAATCGCAACCTTTTTCTTTCAGATTATTGAAATATTCTTCATTAAAAATCTTCTCATAATCTTCCATAGTTGTCTTAACAACAACATCAGAAACTTTAACTGCTGTTTCTGATGTGCTAATAGATTCTTCTAATTTCATTTCTTCTGTTACTTCTTCTGGAATAATAGCTTCTGAGTCTACAACAAAATTATTTGATTCTGTTATTGTAAGTTCATTATCGCCACTAATTATAGCTTCTGTTTCAAGATCACCAAATTCTAATAAATTATCTTTGACTTTTGGTTGTTCTTCTACAGGTTTGTCATAATTTTTCTTTTTTCTACCCATTATTTAAACTCCTATAATAGATTTTACTTTTTCAAGTAATTCGTCTTTTATCATATCATAATTCACTTCATTCATGCAACGAATCTTACCACCACATCTAACCCTTGTCTCAAAACAAGGCTCACAACCAACATATTTTGTCAAATCAATAGCTTTTGCCTTCTTTGGATATTGTGGATGTAATGATATTCTTTCCGCTTCTCTAGTTGAACCCAAAAAAGTAATTGTTGGACAATTTGCGCTATGACACATCCACAAAACACCACTATCCATTGTAATACACAAATCAAGTTTTTCTAATAAAGCTATAACCTGTGGAATTTTTAGTTTACCACAAAGATTAATTATATTTTTACCATCAAAACCCATATTTATATCTTGGTCTATAAGTACTACATAGTATTTTTTTGAAAGTTCATTTGCTATACTTCTTATCATACATGAAGGCAATGTTTTCATATACCCAGAACCACGTATTTGTAATCCTATTAGAGGTTTATCTGTTTGTAATTTAGGCAAAATAACCCCACCCTTCATAGTACATTTCCAATTTAAATCTTCTTTTTTAAAATTAACTATTCCAAATAATTCCAAATAAATAGCAACTCTATGCTGATGATTTTCGTTATTTTCTAATGAATGATCTTTTTCTAATATACCATTTGTAGAAATAATAAAACCAAATTGTAAACCAGTTGTCGAACCATTTAAATATTCTTTAGGCCAAAAATGTATATCTGAATAACAATAAGATAAATCCTGATTAAATCTAGTGCTTGTTATGATATTTACTGTTTTAATATTAAATTCTTTTTTAATCAATCTAGCAACTGGAACCAATTGAATTAAATCACCAAGTGCATAATCTCTGTGTATGGTTACAGTATTGGTACCTTTTAAAACATCTGTACAAAATGGAGCAAATGCTAAACTATCTATATCTTTATAACCAGAAAGATTGACTATCATATTGGGATGAACAGATATTGGATAAAAATCTTTTGGTGAATAAATCAGTTGTGTTAATTTACTTTTGTTGTAAGATAGCATTTGTTAACATCTCTGATACATATTTTTTATCAGAACTATTGATATTCACAGAAAAATCATAATAATCTAAATTTATATTAAAAAATTCTTCAACGATATGAATCCTGTGTAAATATCGCTCATGGTTTGAATTGCTATGATCTTTCTCAAGAACACCATCTAGGAATATCACTTTATCAAACCAATTTCTAGCTTTATTTGATTTAAACACATCATCAAATATGTTATATTTTTTGAAATCTTCTATATAACAATCGTTTGTTAATAAATAATATTTATTATTTGTTGTGCGCTTAAGATATTTAACAATAGGAACCAATTGCAATAAATCACCATACGCACCAAATCTCTTTAATCCTATTTTTAACCCGGCTTTTTTAAAAATATCAGGATTAAAGATAATATCCTGTTCTGTTATGAAATAATTGTTTTTTAATAGTTTAACCGCTACATGTTTTGGTACCCAAGTCCATTCATTTCTAATAAATTCTTTTGTAAAATTGTATCTGTCTATTATAACTAATAACTTTTCATAACAATCAGTGTATTTTATTTTTACAAAATCTTCTGACATTTTATTACAAGAAAATAGAGGGTGGTAAATCCACCCTCTATATCATGTTAAAGTTACGATGAAGTTACTGTAACTACACCAAGAAGATCACCAACAACTACTTTCATACCAGCTCTTGAGAGAATGGCACGAGTTTGGCGAAGGGTATCAGGATTGACAAACCAAGGTGACATATAAGCCAGAATGTAAGGTGCAAATACGAAACTAGTTTCTTCCCATTTTGAAGGATTGTTATAACCCATCAGAATTTTACCTGCTGATTCCAACGGGTCAACGAATACTCTCCAGCGGTTTTTCAAAGTTCCCATAAAATAACGACCACCAGTAGCAATCATCTGTGTAGTTACATCGCCTTCAACTGGTCTAAAGCCTTGCATTTTTTCAATGAATGCGGCTTCATCGGCACCACAAATGATAAAATTGGTTTTGCGATATCTTTTCTTAAAAATTGAATTATCAACATCAATCATTTTTTCATACAACGTTTCCATCCAGTATTTTCTATCTTCATAGGCAAGACCAGAAGGTTCTGTTTTGTTAAAAACAGCAGCTCCACCAGTAGCACCATCATACATTGCCTGAATACCCATTCTATCCCACTCACGAACAGTTTCAGAAGCAAGGTTAGCGGTCATGATAGATTCCGCATTTTTACCATGTCGTCTAAGCAAATCCTGTTGTACTTCAATGGTGATAGAAGCTTTCAGTTTCTTTTCAGTGGTGGTAATAGTGTCAGAAGTAATAACATAATTTAATTCTTTGATAGCCTGTGGAGCAGAAGGATTATATTCTACATTATCACCATAAGTTCTATTTGTATGAATTGCAGAAGAAACTGAAGTACCATCTTCACGCTGAATATCAGTGTAAAAAATAGTACTTGTTGGTTCATCGAGTGGCTGGATTGATGCAATTTCATTCATCAGAAGATTAGGGAAAATCTTATCAATCATAGCCAGTTCGGTTTTAACAACGTATGCAATACCACTATTTGCAGTCTGTTCATGAAGTTCCGCAATATTAATATTATTAATATCGACACCATATTCCTGACAGCGCATTTCCATAAGATTATTCATCAAAATTTCCATTTTGTTTTGCATAATCTGATCTATAACTTTACCAGTTACCTGAGATTTAACGCCTTCTACGAGATGCCCATATCTCTTATGGTAGTTTTCATTTCTTTCAATAAAAGATACATTTTTATTCATATTCATTCTCCGATTTATTTCTAATTCATTTCCATTAACAACTGGTAACAGTTGTTAATCTCCTACAACAGATCTTAGCATATCAATTATTTATTGTCAATTTTCGTTTCGACTAAATTCCACTGATTGTTTTGTAAACTTCTATAGAAAGCGGTTCAAGGTTGTTAGATGCTCTCTGTTTATTTTTTCTTTCAAAATCAATAATTTGAGCTTCTGTAAGACCATTTTCAAGAACTTTTTCTTTAGATTTTACTGCGTCATCAATTTTACTTTTAGGTTCGGCAGTACTACTAATAGATTCTTTGATTTTTGTGTAAACTTCGTATTGTTTTGTAAATACAGATTCAACGTCTTCTTTTGTTACACAATGTTCAAAAATATTCATGAATACTTCATGTTTGAAAAAATCTTCGTGTTTTGCTTTGAGTGTATCAATAGCTGCCATTTTTGCATCTTCGATAGCTTTCTTTTCAGATTCTTTTATTTTAGCTGTAGCTTCATCGAGTGCTTTTTTGGTTTCATCGAGTGCTTTTTTAATATCAAGCATTTCTTTTTCTTTTTCTTCCTGAATTTTTACTTCTGGAATTACAGTGAAAAGATCAGGACAAACCTTTTTAATTGATTCACTTAGACTTTTAATAACAGATTCAAGTTCGGTTTTTATAGAAGATTTTGCTTCCTCGACTCTGGTATCAGCTTCAGTTTTTGCTTCTGCAAGCACAAACTGTTTAAATTGTTCCATAAGTTCTGGATAAGCGCCCTTCAGTTCTTCAACTGTTTTCATGCTTTTACTCCTTGATTTAGATTCATATTGAACATACGTTTTTGTGTCTTTTACAGAAGGATCATCAACGAAATCTATACTTTCAAGATCAAACCCATCCTGTATAACATCAAATTTACCAGGAAAGCCAGGTACTTCTTGGTCATATGCAGTAGCACCATAACCTCTTGTAGAAACACCTAACTTTGCTCCCAAGTCAATTAATGCCTTTAAGTCTTTACCAGCACCAGTATCAGCTATCTGTGCACTATACCAAGCGTATCCATTTTCATCAATATCTGAAATATCAATAAGCAATGCGCCTATGTTTCTTAAAGAACCAGACAAATCTGGATGATCTACCATCATGGTTATTTCTTTATTAATGACCCTTGGTCTAAGCTTGTTAATTGCATTTTGCATAACTTTACGTGGATAAATTCTGTTATTACTATTAGGATAATCAACTCTTGTGAATGGAGCACTAACTAAGTATTTTTTTTTACCGTTTTCTTCGGTTACAATATCATACTTAGCTTCTTTAAACCATTGTACTTCTAAAATTTCATTTTTTCTCATAGGAATACACTCCATTTGCGTTCACTTATAATTTTAAACACAATGACTATTAAATGTCAAACAAATAATTTAGTCATAGTGTAATAGTGTGGATATGGTATATTTTTTGAAATAGCAGAATTGTAAATAATTAAATAGTGTTCTATTTGTTCTTTATTTAATCCGTACGCTTTTAAAGTATCTTCTAAATTTAACATTATCTATACCTCAGAATACCCATTTTTTTACTTTTTGCAAGTTGTGTCGAAATACCACCAGAACCCATATTAACAGAACGATAAGATTTAATCTTATAGTTATTTAATGACATTTTTAGTTGTAAAGTTCCACCATTTTTTGTATTCATACTAACAATTGATGTATACCAATTTTTTGGTTTAATATCTACATTTGTTGCTTCATATCTTAATGAAATCTTTTTAAGAAATTTTCTATGCTTTTTAATAAATCTAATATATATCTGTTTATATCTACGACCCATTTTTTGTATTTTATCTATTGGATAGATATAGATATAATTACCCGTAGTTCCAATACGTTGCAAGTAATTAGAACCAAGTACTTTTTGTCCTTTTGAATATTCTAACAATTGTTGTTTTGTAATCATTTGTTGTTAATCTTAAAAACAGTATGAACACTAATATCAACAACCATATTTTTATCAAATAGTGTTTCTATAAATATAGTTGTTCCATCTACTGCTTTAACCTTTCCATAAACTTGTTTACCACCAACAAATGCGCTCACAATATCATTACTTTTGAGTGTTGTTGTATTTTCAATATAATCAAATGATTGATTATTTTTAAACTTTTTAAGTTCTGATATCTGTTGTGCATTATAAAGAATCACAGACACAGCTAAATTTCTACTATTAATATAAGTGTTAAGATTATTCTTAATTTCTTTGGCCTTGTCAAAAAATGTATCCAACTTTGTCATTTCATACTTCAAACGATTATTATAATAGTTATCCATTTGATTCTTTATATAAAAGTAATCGTTTTCAGAAGGTATTTCATCTCTTGATGATGTATAATTATCTATAATAAAGTTTGTATAATTTGTATTTACATAGTTTGTATAGTAATTCAAATGACACTTACAATTATTTAAACATTGTGAATTACAACTTCTAGGAACCCCAGGTAATGTTCTTTTTGTGTATGGACTATTCTTGGCAAACATTAAACAATCTATACAATGTTTATCAGTTATTCCCAAAATCCATTCTATTTGCATATCTTCTGGTAAATATGCTATATCTCCAAGTTTAAATAGTGGGTCTAATCCACCAGCATACATATTCATTCTTCTTTTGTATGACATTTTACCAGACAAATTAATCATATCCGATGCAAATTTTGACATATATTTCATTTCTTCTGTCGTTTGATATACAATAAATCTTCTTTCTGCATCTGTTAAATTAATTTCTGTTCTTTGATTAAACTTTTTACCCAACAAATAACTATTAGTGAAATGTTTGGAAATAGTGTCCTTCTGTAATTTTTCATACTGTTCTTGATTAATTTTTCCAGTTAAAAACCAATCCATGTGTTTAAAAAGTTCTTGTTTATAAGAAGCTTTTGTTTGCATGAATTGTTTAACAGTATCTTTACGCTCAGATTGACTAACACCGTAGGTTATCCCCACGGCATTATTTCGTTTTAATAGAGATTTAGAAAACTTTGCTTCTAATTTCATTGGAATAATTTTGCTTGTGTAAGCATAACAAGTTCAGCAAGAGTATGTTTAATTTCTGGGTGTTTATCTAAGATTTTTTGGATTTTAATCCATTCATTAAACTTTTCTTCACCAAGTTTAGTACGTAAAGCCGCCAAGATATCTTCTTTTGTCGGTTCTTCATCTTCATCTTTATCATCTTTATTATCGTCATCAGGTTGATTTTCAAATTCTTTTGCTGTTAAATCACTTTTATCGTCGGCAGTTGCTAACATAGCATCTAGTTCGTCTTTATAGTTTTCTTCTTCTGTATCAAGTCTATCCATTAGTTCTTGTGCTTCATCGTCTGTCATACCCATTATTTTTGTGTAAATATAAAGATCATCAACAAGTGCCATTTCGCTAAGTATAGATGCTACATCTAGCTTAAGTTTTTCTATTTTCCATTTTCGTTCTTCATCTATAAAGTTACTTATAGGCCATTCAATAGTAAATTCATCTGGAAATATTGTAATTTTTTCAACACCCATACAATCTACAATAAATTGTTTTAACTGAGGTTCATAGATCATTTGGAACCTTCTTATTTTTCTCAAGAAAGTAGTCATCTGAACATCAGATGTTGATTTTGAATTAATATCTGTTTCTTTACCAATAAAAATCTTTGGTGTATGAGTAGAATATATCATTTTATTCTGATGATATTCTATATCTTCTATATTTTTACCAGTGTTGCTTGAGTTGTTTAGTGTAACAACATTAGCCCCAGAACCTTGTCTTGTTGGTAATATTATATCTTCTATTACTGAAAGTGGGTTGTATTCCCATGACCATTTGCCAGTTTTTGGGTCTATATACTTTCTTCTAAGAAGTTGTTGTTTATATTTCTTAATAAAGTTTATAGCATCATCACCTTCAAGATTACCAACATCAAGCATCATAGCATAATTTTGGTTGGCTCTTGATAGCCTAGATATCATTAATCCTTCTTCCATTAATCTCAATTGTCTGTATGATAATCTTGAATAATGTAGAATAGATAAACCTTTTCTATATTTAGTCCAGCGTTCACGATCTATACAAAGAGAAAGATGAAACACTTCATTCTTTTTAAAATTAGCTACAGTTTCACCAGTATCAGTAACCTGTATGTATGCTGAATCCGGGTTAATAATACCATTTTTAACATTAGGAATCATTGTTTCTATAGGAATGTTTCTTAATTCAACAACCATTGTCTTTTCCCGGTCTGTTATCAATTCTTCAAAATTATCACCATATTTTAAAGTATTTCTAATAATAGAAAACAAGACTTGTTTAAAATTAATTCGTTTTAACATAGATTCTATCTGTTTTTGTACACGAGCAGATTTATGTTTAACTTTAAAAATTTCTATTTTATCTGTTTCTGATGGATATGTAATAAATTCAGCATTAACATCCAACGCCTGTGACAATTCTGGCACTTCTACATCCATATTATTATAATCGGTATAACAAATACGATCAGAAGCATTTAATTCCATGTTTTTATCTATGAAAGACTTCCATGACTTATAAGCACTATCATCAACTTCGTCATCAACAAAAGATTTTGGTGGTGCCATATTTCCAACAGCTTCTAATACACTAGCTTTTGTTTCTTTTATTATTTTTTCTATTTCGTCACTAAGAAACCATTTTTTCAACTTACTAATAACATTAAACATAATTAAAACCCCTTGTTGTTAGTTTCTAGCCCATTTTTCAAACTGTTCAATAATATCATTATAAGATTGTGATATATCTTCATTGTTATTTCCAATGCTTACTGGTAACAATGGCATATCGTTGTATATAGGATTTATATGCATGTTGTAAACAATTTGACCAGCTGCATCTGATAAATCTTTTGATCCCTTACTATTGTGATCAATTTTTTTACTTACGTAATTTCTTTCAAGTTCGTTTAATTCTAGTTCTAATATAGGGTGATAAACAGAATAAACTCTTTCTTCATATAATGCACTTCTATAAGTTTCATAAGGTTCAGTTGTTTTATCCATAGATATATAAGTACCTTCTATTCCATATCTTTTAAGAATCTGGAACATATCTGTAGATTGAAAACCATCCATTGAAACCTGTCTTATTTTATATCCAAAACGCATTAATTGCAAGATTAAATTTCTAACTCTTGATAATTCTACTTCACCAAATTCTTCTTCTTTTTTAATTACAAGAAGCATTTCTATGACTAATTTTGGTAGCTTTTCTTCATAAGTATCAAACATTTGTTTTTCTGCATTAAAATATTCTTTTTTTACAAATGTATAACCATCTATATAACCCATAGCAAAACCAAACTTATCGTTTTTGATACCGATATCTATACCTATATATCTTACGGCCTCTGGGTGCCTTATTTTATGTGGTATTATATATTCTGTTTGTAAAAATTCTGGTTTTGGTGATAATGTTGCTATATCTACAGAAAATATTCGTTTTAAACCTAATTGTTCTCCATGTAAAAAAGCATTTCCAATATATTCTTTGTTTCCTATAAATGGTTGTACAGTGTATGTAGCAACACCAGCAATATCACGAATAGAATTGTCTATATTCTTTCTGAAAGCATCGTAGAAATCCATTGGTACGTGTATAACTTCGCCAACTATAGGTAAATTATCAAATTCATCAATAATCCTACTTCTGCTATTTATACCACCAACCATTACTTTAAATTCTTCTTTGGAATATCTGTCACGTTTTACAGTCCATAGATTATAATCCATTACATAAATAGACTTTGTTCCGTTTTCTCGTTCTATTTCTTTTGCTTTTTCCACTAATGTTGCTGTGAAATCATTTGGATATACTTTAGATGAAGCTATGTAAAATATTCCGGGCTTATGGCCATTCTGTAAGAAACGTGCATCTAGCCTACGTCTAACAGATTGATAAAGAACTAATGCTTCATCATATATTTCTCCGGCTTCTTGTGCTCTCTTAGAATTAGTAACCTTTTTAAAGAAGTTAGCTTCATCAAGACAAGCTGAATATATATTTAAACCAATAGTCGATGAATGTTCTGATGTCGCATTCATTATTTCTATATTATTTGGGAATATCAACGATTCTGTTGCTCTCTTTGAGTCAAATTGGAAGTTCTCTATAAAGTATGGTATCTTTTTAAGTGCTTCTTTAATACCAGAAAATACGTTCTTTTTACTTTGTTTTTCTGTGATAGAAATAATCATAAGTGCTATTTTTGTATTAGCACCTAAACCAAAAAATAATTGTGGTGCTTTTAAACATGACAATAGGTATAATTGCCATATCATACATATTTCCATAAAAAAAGATTTACCCCAACCAATACCACCTGTTAAAACTACTTCAGAATATGTAGCATTTTCTTTATGTATTTCACAAAATTCTTCTTTTAATTTTTCATGCAAAGTAGATGCTACACCTTCGCCCGTTTCTGGATTAAACCCTAAGAAATAAGGGTCTGATAAAAACTGTTGAGGTTTAACTGGTTCCCATCTAAAAGGATTGGATTCTTTTAATATTTCTTCAAATGTATCTTGTATAACACTTAATACAATTTCTTCATTTCCCCGATGTTCTTTAATTAAATTTTCAATAAAATCTGTCTTTTTGATTGATTTTAATATTAATTGTTTTATTTTTTCAGGATTATAGTTACCAATCATTTTTAAAATTCTTTCTTGACAATTTTGTCAAACTATATTAGAATTTATTTTTAAAGCTTTAATTCTATGATAAACGAAGGATAATATAATGTCAATAAATAAACAAGTATTAGATTCTGGCAAAAGACAACAGTTTTCTACTGGAAGCCAAAGAGATATAGAAGATGGTAAAGGATTACCTAGCTTATTGCAATTTATGGCAATTATGGAAGTTAGTAAAGTTTCAGAAATGGGTGCAAATAAATATGGTAGAGAAAATTGGCGCAAAGGACAACCTTTAAGTAGATACTTTGATTCAGCTATGCGCCATTTGATTAAATTTTTTGCTAACTGGCAAGACGAACCACATTTAGAACAAGCAATTTGGAACTTACTCTGTTTAAAAGAAACTAAAATGATGATAGATATAGGTAAACTACCAAAAGAGTTAGACGATATACCAAACGAATTTTTCAAAGATGAAGATATGGCACAACTGATGAAAAATATATTGGGGTGGAAGTAATGACTAAGTATTTAGAAAAAAGACCAGATTTTTGTTCACAGTGTAAATACTTTTCAAAAACAGCAAATAATATAGGTATTTGTAGAAGATACCCACCAGAAATTATAGTTACAGAAACAAGATATCCAGTTGTTAGAACAGATACACTTGCATGTGGTGAAGGTGAATCCATAGAAATAAGAAAATTAAAAGAGTAAATTAAATGAAAAATATAAATGTTCAGATTTTAAACCTTCCACCAAAAGAAATTTTATTGTCAGCTATACAAAAACCATATAACACAAAGAATCCATCGTTTGAAACAGTTAAAAATGTAATTAAATTGTTAAAACATGGTTCAGTTGCAGAACATGTGTTTATTAATTTTGATATAACAGGAATATCAAGACTTTGCCTACAAGAACTAGCACGTCATAGACATGCTTCTTTAACTGTACAAAGTACTAGATTTACGTTAGATAAGATGCTTATAAAAGAAAAAATTAGTGGTGGTGATTTAGAAGAATATTTTGTAACGCCTTTTTATAAAGAAGATGAATGGGATTGCTTAGAAGATTATAATGAATATATTTCTTCTCTAAAAAGCTCATGGTTTGTCGATGTAGAACGAATGAAATTATTCAAGAAAACCATAAATTTATCTAACGATTTTCTGAAGTATTTTATTCCAGAAGCACTAAGAGTTAACTTAACTTGGTCAATTAATATCAGGTCTTTGCAGAATTTTCTTACACTTCGTTTAAACAAAACAGCACATTTTGAGATTAGATATTTAGCAAATTTAATTCTTAATTCTATAAAAAATACATATGTTTACGAATTAATAGACATATAAAAAGTTGAGTTTATTATATGAATATACGAGTTTTTCAAGATATATTGGAGCAGATTCACAACCAACAAATTAGACAATTTACAGCTAAGTGTTTAGAAGATACACCAGATTATATTGAGAAAATACCAGCATCAACAACAGGAAAATATCACCCATTAGAAGCCACAAAAGAAGGTGGTCTTGTTTGGCATATTCGTCTTGCTTGTTGGTACGCAAATATGTTCTTTAATGCGTTTCAATGGAATGGCGACCCGAAGAAAAATATAGAACCAGATATTCGAACTGATATTATTTTATCTGCATTATTATTACATGATATTGGTAAAAAGGCAGATTATGGTAAAAATTTTTGGGAATATAAAAACCATCCTATTGTTGCTGGTAATATGATAGAAAAAAATAAATCAATATTACCTGAAAAAGTTTTTACTCTGATAAAAAGTTGTATTATATATCATATGGGCCCGTGGACTCCACCATCTATATTAAAAGATATTAATAATTATAATATTTGTGAATTAGTTGTATATCAATGTGATTACTTGTCCTCACAAAAAACATTAAAAGTCATCTTATGTGATAATATCAATTGTTAAATTGATTAATAGAGAGTTAAATGCGTCTTTTAAATATTAGAAGTATAGGACTAAGTACGCTGGGGCACAGCAGATTTT